ACGCCCGATGGACCACCACGCCCCTGTGTGCGGCTCAGGCACCACCTGCCACCCAACTGCTCTATGATCCGGTTGAATATGTCTCTTTTCATTGCTCACTGACCTCGTGGGTATTTAAATATTCGCGATGATGAGTGGTAAAGAAGCGGTGGTGTGGTTCAATGGTCCGTCGGCACGGCAGTTCTGGGACATACCTCGCCAAGCACTGGAGATAGGTTGCAACTTCATAGAACAGCATCGCGCTGTGGATCACGTGTGTGCCTATGACAGGCAGTGCATAGAACGTATCCAGCAGAGACCGGGCGTCAAGTACTGGACCCGGCACGCCATGCGAACCGTATCCTGGTCGGCACCGGAATCCCAACATCAACCATTCGACAGCGGCACATTGGCCGTGGTGCTTGCACACCAACTCGGTGTGAAGAGCATTCATATAATGGGTTGTGATTGGCAACACACCAATGAGAGCGTTTTCGATTCCGCCTATACCTGGAGGAACTACCAACCCCGGAAGGCCAGCCTGCCCAAACAGAAATTACTGGAAAGGATCCACATGTCAACCCGCGTGTGCGTGGTGACCAGCCGGCCATGGAGGATGGCAGTGGATTTCATATCACCCAAAGATTACTGGGATTTGATTAAGTGCTAGGCACTTCCGTGTTGTCGTCGAAGTATCTCCAAACGCCGCCCGAGTAGTAAGCGGGTTTGGTGGCGGTGCTGTCACCATCACTCAACATCACCATCATGCCATCCGCCAGTCCAGTGACCGCGTAGGCGGCTGATCTGGTTATGGGATTCAACTTGACTATGTCCTCCACCGCGACGATGCCAGTGGCAGGATCCAGTGTGAGATCCGTTGAAGTGCTGGAATTGATCTCGTTGGGCATCTGCGCCGACGGTATCTTGGTCGTGGCGTCAAGGCTGGCCACACCATTCGAGGTGCCCCTGCCGTTGATCACGTTCTGTAATTCGATCAGTGCGTTGTATAGTTCCACCCTGGCCTGCGCCGGTGAATCATCCGCGCTGTCAAGGTGTGTTGTTGTTACGTTTGCTATTGTGGCCCAAGCCATTGTGTTGTCCTCCTGTTGTTGTTATTTAAATCAGTTCCCATCTGCCCAACTGCAGATCGGTCTGGAAATCACGTCCACTGGTGTGCGACACCAGGCACTTGTAGCGCCTACGGTTGTGTAGCCTGTACTGGTCCTTGGTCTGCGTGGCGAATCTGACCCATGGTGCTATGTCCGGACCCTGGCCAGAGGTACCACCACCGGTCTTGCTTATGGTCTCATCCACCTTGTTGAGGTCATAGTGCTGTGGATTGCCAGATCCCTCTAGCCGGAATATTTCAAATGGTGAACCGCTGGAGATGTAGGTATCGCCCAACAGGCTGTGTGCGATCAGCGGTATGCCCGTGATCTGGAACTGGCTGTTGTCTCCATCTGATTTGTAGATCAGGCTCTGCCTGGGTCTGGACACGTAATTGATGTCGTATGAATAGTTGTTACGAGCCCCTGATGTGAGCCTGTTGAATCCTGGGGGCACGCCGCCTGCCCAAAATATCCTGTGGTGCTCGGCTGACACATTGCTCACGAACCAAATCTTCCACTTGGCCCTGGTGAAATCACTGAAACTGGTGTGGGTCACCCCATCTATCGCCACGTACAATTGTATTGATCTTAGGTGATCGGTCTCCATCTCACTGTCCGCGCTGATGGCGAAAGACACCGTGTCAGCGCTGTCAAGCACGCCAGTCAAACTGTCATCCGTGCCTGGTGTTGGGCTGTGACCATTCAGTCCATAATAGGCATTGATCCTAGGTGGTACTTCCGTTGAACTGTCCGCACGCTCTATCTCTGACAGGTTGACATATAAGGTCCCATCCGTTGGTAGGTCAAGATCCACAAAGATAGGGGCGGCATTGATGCTGTTACCGGTCACGCCCGTGGTGTAAGTGGTTATCTCTATGGGGTCATTGACATCACCTTTAGGTATGCTCTTGGTCTGTATGGTATCACTAAAAGAACCAAAATATTCCTTAACCGTCTGCTCGGCCTGTCTCAGGCTGGGCAATCCAAAACTGCTGGCTGAGCCACCTGAGAACGCCAAGGCACCAGTCCTCTCTATGGCTGGGTAGTACGCCACCTCCCTGTTAGATTTGACGTCCTTGATGTCGGCCACGGGATTGGTGAAATCCACTAATTTATGCCCAAGATCCTTTATGTAAGGTACGCCACTGGCATTGGGTGTGATGATGTATCCAGGCGTGTGTAGAGAAAGGGTGCTGGAAGTGGATGTGTTCACTGGGTTGGTCAGGCCAGAATCAGCGAACAGTTCTATCTCGGTGGTGCTCCTGACCCGCACATAACTGATGCCGTGTAATCGGTGTGCGTCAAATTCATCAACGAAGCCTATGGTTCCGGTGCCCGTGTTTGGATAGGTTCCTGGATTTCTGAACAGCCCCGGTCTCACCATTATCTTGTCGCCATCCGCTAACCCATGTGCGGTCCTTGTTGTGATAATGATGCCAGCGCCCGAAGACGTGTTGTCATCTATGGATTCAATCATCCTGGTGTTACTGTTGCCCAGTCTGAAATCATGGTCAAATCTCTGTGATGATACCGTGGTCCTTGGGAATGAATACAGTCCACCCTCGTACACCGTGGAACCGCTATCGCTGATCTCGTAGTAAGGCAATCCCATATAGAATCGCCTGTCACTGTCATTGTCCGTGGTTATCTCTTCCACGGCCACTTGTTCATTGATGAAATAGGTTATCTGTTTGATACCCCTAGGACGCATACCTTGGTTGTTGGCTGAATAGCCTGAATAGGTATCAACCTTGGAAGCATCTAACATAGTGGCACTTTCAGTTATCTGCTCCGTGGGTAGGTAACCAGCAGTTGGCAGAGTGAGATTGTAGTTTGTGCTCTGTGTCGTAATAAGACCACTGCCAAATGGTCCATCATCTCTCAATTCCGTGATGGGATTCAAGTCAGTGATCAATGAATGTATACCTGAAGCACGTTCATCCGATTTCCAAGCGGCATACTGTGTAGAGCCACCCAACCTATCTTGATTGCCTTGCCCATACGCACACAAGAAACCATCAGTGGTCACTATGTTCACATCCTTGAAACCAGTGATCGGTGATCCAAAAGTCAATGTGCTGGTGGTGACCTCGATCTGACTCTTTGGGTTGACCCACCAATATGTCCAATTGGACCAAGTCTGTGGAATCAATTTCAATTGTCTCGGTTTAGGCGGACTTGTGTCTATGAAACTTACCAATGTGTTAATGTCCCATTCACTGTTCTCATACAAATTATTGTAATCTAGATAGTATTCTCGCGGATCAAAATCTATGAGTTGTTTGTCTAAGGTCGATGAATCGGCGTCCTTGCGTATTTTAAATCGTGAAACATTACAGCCGAGTAGGTAATCACCGGTGTCATTACCACCTATCACAAAATTATTTGACGTATTCCTCACTCCTGCGCTGGCACCGGTGGTGGAATCAAGCACTCCCGCCACATATATCTTGATCTCACTATTTTGATACACAACCGCGATGGTTATAGCATCATCGACACCAACCGTGGTGGTGGAAGTGATTGAATTGAGATTACTCCCATCATGATAATAGAATTTAAATTTCCTGTTTGCATCTATCGTTCCTGCGTAGTCAACAGTTCTAGTTGATCCATCATCTGTGAGCAATCCACCCTCGCCTGAAGCGAAGATTACACCTTCATGTGCCGTCTGGAAATTGGTTGTTGATGTACTGCTTGAATTTATTGTGACAGTTGTGTCGATACGCCATTCTGACCTGTTGGTCAATCGCAAAGCATCGGTATAATTGATCCTGATGTAGCCAGCGTTGGCCTCATCAAACACAAAATCATTTGTGGTATTGACCGCCGTTAAGGTAAAATATGAGCCACTGCCATTACCGAGGTCGTCCCACCTACAGTAATCTATCGGCCAAATTATGTTGTCTATGCTGTCTCTCCATCCTGATTGTATTGGCATTATATCTCTCCTGTGTCGTTGCTTTTTATCGTTCCCACCGTGCCAACGTTAGTTCCGGCCCCTGACCCGCTTGATACACCACTCAATGAATCGTCCATGTATTTCTTTGGATATGGCCAAACGTTGTTCTCGAACTCACCTCCCAGGAACGGTGTGTTTGTGAATGTTGTTGACGTGAATGAACTGAAAGTGCCGTTCTGTGATATGGCCCTCACACGCAGGTTAAACTTCTGACCTAGGTTGAATGAAGCGGTGTTGATAAGCATTTCCTGGTTCTTCGTGATGCCCAAACTCTCGTAGGCGTCTTCCGCGTCAGTGTTCTTCTTCAACTGCACCTCGTATGAGTTTGATCCAGCGTTGATGTTGCCATCCTTCCACGCCACTAATAGGTCCGATCTCTTGTTCTTGTCTAAATTCAAGGACAGCGTGGTCTTCCTGGTTGTGGTCAGGCCCTGTGGTGCCCTGAACACGTTGGGAGCTGGTGATATAACCTGTGGTTTGGTGACGTTGCCCGTGATGAAATTGGTGAAACTTATTATCTGGTCAAACAGGTTGGCATCATCGAAGTTGTAGGCCTCTGGGTAATGCCTGAACGCGGATATCTCTATGTCACCATACTGGTCCAGTGTGATCTGCTGTATCCTGAACAAGTGATCTATGCTGAGCACCGCGGAGTTGACCCTTATGATGTCGCCCGGGACCAGGTTAGTGGCCGATTCGGTGGTCTTGAACGAAATGTTCTGTTGCTGTCTGCTCTTGTTGACCAACACCTTGGCGTAGTGGGCCGCGTGTGAGCCGTTCACGATGCCAGCGTTGGTGACACTGCCTATGAGGTCAACGTCATTGTCCTGTCTCTTGAAGGTTGAGTACTGTGTGTCGGTCTTGAGTGGCCATACCACGCTGTTGCTTTGTGATCTGTTCTCTATGTCGGTGTAGTCCAATTTGATTTGATTGAAAGTGTTCTCCAACGCACCGCCAGAGAATGTGATGCCATCCACTATGTTGTCGTCAGTGAATGTGAATGTTGAACTGCCCTTGAGGTCCGCCACGCTGGGTATGTCGAAACTGTTGTCGGTGGTGCCAGCGTTCTCTATGATTAATTTGAACTTGCCGTTCACGAATGGCATGATGCCACCTATGCTGGACAGCATCCTGTTGATGTTTTGTAGGTGCGTGCCACCGGTGTCGATGGTGTACTGCCTATAGTAGGGCGTGTTGTTGTATGTGAGGTCATACACCCTGCTATCCGTGTCCTTGCCCACGATCCTGTTCAGCTTGACGGCAGGATATGTGGCGTTGCCACTGAACACCGTGCTGAAAAGATTGGTTGCGAAAAAACTGTTGGTGGTTTCTGGCCTCGATCTACCACACGCCACCGCGGCGTTGATGAAACTGTCCTTGTCTATCTTGTTTATGTCTATGCCAGCCCCGTACCTGTCATTGAGCATGTAGTCCAACAGGTGCTCCACCGGATTGCCCGATACGTCATATCCATCCATCCGCGTCTTGGTGTGATCATAGATGCCTGGACTAGTGACCGCACCCACCGTGATCACGAGGTCGCTGTTGACTGCGGTATCGAGATTGGATTGTGATATCGTTATGGTATCGCCTGGCTGGTATCCGGTCTGTCCGTGATTCCTTAAGGTGATCGTTGCTGTGTTGGGTGCGTTCTTGTGATCAATCACTATGTTGAAACGCGCACCAGTACCACTGCCTGACGTGGAATCTTGTGCAAGGTCTCTGAATGTATATTCGGTTGTGGTGTTTACTGTTGTGACGGAGATGTTGGCGATGGTAAATGTCTCGTTGAAACTTATGTCGTAACTGGCCGGTGCCACGTCCTCGTCCACCTGATACACGCCGCCGATCGGATTGGTGTCTGTGTCAAACTCATAACCTGGACTGGTGTCCTTCTCCTTCACTAATCGTGGTGTGTTCCTGCCCGGACACATGACCACCACTCTTGGTAATCCTGAGAAAGGGTTGGTGAGGTTATCGCCGTTCTCATCCTTGATTTCATCCTGCGTCCATAGGAAACGCATGGCCACGTACTGCACACCCCTCAATCGATTACTGTCATCCCATTTGCCACTCTCCTTGAGCAGGCTCGACGCCGGTTGGTCATCACTGCCATCGAACAATTGGAACTGTACCCTGTTTTTGAATCTTCCCGTGACCACCTCATAGATGGCCGGCTGTTGTCCACCATAACCAGCGAAGCGTGGGAAACCACCAACGCTACTTTTCACTACGCTGTTCATTGCTGACCTCACGTCAGTTGCGTGAGTGTAATTTGACAAGGATCCGGTGGTTTTCGACTCGGTCACATCAACTATGGCATCGTCTATCAACATGTTCCATAATTTAGAACCATTGTGGTCGGCCTGTGACATGCCAAGTCCTATCACTCCCGCTGTGTACAGGTATTGATTTTTGTCTCCGGCCGTTGCCACGAATATATTCTTTACTCCCGTCTCGACGTAGGTGCCGTATCGAACCGGTATGGCCTTGTTGCCGGGCGCGAAATCCACCGTGGTGGCTTGATCTATGGCGGTCGTCGTGTCAACGCTGATGTCGGGTATGTCAAACCCACCGGTGAATGGACTGATCGCTATGTTGACGATTGCCTTCCCAACGTCCACCACTGTGTCGATGGCCTTGTCAACTATCTTCTTGGGTATGCTGAAGGCCTTCTTGACTATTTTTTTAAAGAAACCCATTACGCCTTACCCCATTGTATGTCGGTCAGCGTCTGCTGTGCGAATTCGAACCCCTTGTCATCGGTGAAAACCGTCTGGTGGCTTAGTGTTGTGGCGTAGCCATATATGGCGGCCTTCTCGAAAGCACTGAACGGACCCCCGCACTCCAGTCTGAAGTTTGCGGTCTGCTTGTTGGTGGTCAGATTGAACGTGTTGATGAAACCATCGAACACCTCATACACGTTGTCTGTTGAAAAAGTGTAATCGGCGTTGACTATGACTTTTTTTATGTTCACGCGGCATCCAACGAAATTGGCGTTGAGGATGTCCCTGGCGTTGGTGAGATCCACACCATCAAATGTCACGCTGACCTTGTCATTGGCCGCGTTGGTGGTCTCTGTTATCGCGCTGTGTCCCAGGTAACCACTGTTGCTCTGAAAAGTCTCTGCGTTGTAAGTGAGGTCAACATCACAGTTGGTGAATAAAAGATCTATGACTGTGCTGTCCGTGCCGATTATGAATAGGTTGGAGTTGTCCTGTTGCTTGATCGACACGAGGTCGAAAACCCTCCTGGTGGGCGCCGCCAACGCCGTCTGTGCTGATGTTGATATGTCTCTGGTCACTACAGCGTCTCCACTACATCTATCTCGTATTCATACACCCCATCCACGGCGGTCTTGTATTCCTGCACGTCATTGTCCAACCTTACCTTGACCGGTACGTCCTGTGTCAACACCGTCTGGCTGGTGGTCTGTGCCGTCAATAGGTTTGGAAATATTTCTATCGTGTTCTGCACAGCGTTGACCAACGTGACGTCAGCCGTCAGCATGTACACCTTGTCATGATTTGAAAATTTTATGATGTCCCCGGCCTTGAGTGTGCCACTGCCCGTTGAAACCACAGTTATCACGCTGTCACCTATGTTGGCGGACGCGTCCACTTGTAGATTGGAACCACCACTGTTGACGAACGTTCCCTGCGTCGAACCGATCACTGGAGGCACGATGGTGAAAGTGTCAAAGGTGCCCCGCTGTTTGGTGATGAATGCGTTTATGGCGCCAAAATCACCGCGTTGTAATGGGACACTGCTAAGTGTGAAACTGAAATACTGACCACCCAGGTCCTTGGTGAAAGTTTTGTTGGTCAAGGTCTCACTGGTGATGATGTTGTTGTTGCTCTGCCACCTGACTGATTTAAAATTCGTTGTGGGGAATGTTCCTGACATTACGCAAATCTCCTTCCTTGCCTGTTCATGGCATCACTTATAAGGTTAGTTATTAGTCCCCGCCTGCTGGCCAACAATGAGTCGAACCCAGCGGCGTCAACCGCGCTGATGTTAAAATTGATGTTTGTCTCGCCCATACGTCCGCCCATGCTCTCGTTGGACACCACCGTCCCAGCGGTGTTGGGAACGAACAGTTCTGGTCCCCTCTCGCCCACTAGGTAAGCACCACCGGTGCCCACGTTGCCACCCATGGCCCTGGCTCCACGGTAGCCTATGGCACCACCATTGGCCTTGCCCTTGCTACTGGTATACCCAACAGTGCCGCCATCGGCCCTGCCACCCAATAACATCAATAGCAATCTCAAGCCCACTTGCTTTTTTAATTGACTGTTAAGTTGTTTTTCAGCGTCCGTCTGTCTCACCGTGGCATTGACCATGTCTATGCCCATGATGTTTGCGATCTTGGCCAAAATTGGTCCAACTATGAAGAGTTGAACGAAACCAGATATCAATGATCTCAATGCTGTCTGTGTGATGTTTTTGATAGCATCACCCAAGGTCTCAGTGCCCATTATAACATTGGTTATCGAATCAACTGCTTGATCATTCAAGGCATTGTATCCGCTTACGAAAAGATCCAGTGCCGTGATGTTGTGATTGAACCTTGCGGCCAATTGCTCTGCCTCTTGTTTGGATTTCTCCATGGCCTTGGTGAATCTGTCCTGCTGTGCCTTTGATTCCTTCAAAGTCATGTTGTACTCATCAAGTTTCATCTGATGGGTTTTGGTAATTTGAGTAGCTTCTTCAACAACGTCGTTAAATTTTGTCAGTGGGTAATCACTTAAGGTGTCACCTAAAATCTCGAAAGTGTCATTGACACTTCCTATGCCCATCTCTAAATTCCTGAATGCGTTCTGTTCATTGATGTAATCGATTAGATCACTGATGTCACCAAAGAATTCATTGGCGCCTTTAGCAACTTGTCTGAACGCCTTTACACCAAATGCGGCCACGTTTCCAAAAAATTTGATTAGTGGATCACCGTCCTCGACGGCTTTGGTCATGTCTCTGGCCAATAATGTAAGTTCCTGTCTGAATCCCTGTTCACCTATCGCCACTGTTGCTAGAGCGATGGCGTCCTCGAGGTTACTGATCGCACCTGAAAGGGTGTTGGCCCTGGCTTCTAACGCACCAGCGAATTCAACTTCTCCGATCTGGTTCAAGAAATCAATAATGGCCCTGCCGTCATTTTGTATTGTTGTGGCCGTGCCCCTGAAGTTTACCGTTAGTTTGTCGCCCTCTGTCTTGACCTTGACCCCAAGTTGTTTGAGCATTTCAAACTCACCAGTGGTGGCATTGAATACCGCTCTGGCCACATCATCAAGCCTCCTGCCCATACCAGCCGCGATGTTACCAATATTGGTCATCAGGTCGGTGGTTGGTTCTAGTCCCGCGTTCCTTAACGTGATGAAAGCGTTGGATACTTCATCAACTTGGAAGACAGTGCCAGCAGTGAATTTTGTTATCTGATCAAAAGCCGTGGCGGCCTTCTCAGCACTGCCCTCTATGGTGACCAATGTGGCCCTTAAATCTTCAAACTTCCTTACAGTGTTGACAAGGTTACCGATCAATCGGGCACCACCAATTACAGCGAAAGCACCCAAGGCGCCCTTGACTGCATTGCCCATGGTCAAACTACTACGCTCTAATTTCTTGATGCTTTGATTTACACGCCCGAGGGCCTGCATGTTCTTGATCTGTATCTCAAGCAGTAATTTTTCAGTCTTGGCCATTACCTACGTCTCCTCGGTGTTGGTTGTTGTTTTCCCATAGTCTTCTTTCCCTCGTTGTGTTCATGCAACAAGTAACCGGCCCAGAGATCCTTCTCCAGCGTTGTCATTTGTAACACTTGTTCGACTGACATCTTCAGTCGATCAGCCAGTATCATTACAAACCTCAACTCAACACTGGAACCTATTCCTTTGCGATAGATTCCTGTGAAGCAGTTATTTTTGCATTGTTGATGGCGGTGGCCACCTTGATCACTACCTGTGGATCAGCCTCGTTCATCAACATTATCCTGTCAGCATCGTGGAAAAGCCTCTTGCCGTCCTTGTCCCTGGCCTTGGTCACGATACTTTCGACGAGTGCTTCAACGGTTTTGCCCTCTTGGGTCAATTGCATTATCCTGCTCTCGTCCTTGAGTGGGTATGTGGTCCTGAAGTATATGTCACAGTCCCATTCCTCACACTTAATTTTCTGTAGCTCACCACCGATCGCTGATTGGTAGTGTTTGCTTATCTTGTCCGTTATGTTCATCTATATCTCCTGATAGGTTGTTTTATGTTCTCGATCGCGGGTCCAACGACACCATTTGGTGCCTGCTTACTGCGACCTCTTTCCAGTGCGCCAGCATAAGGTTGTGGATTGGTCAATCTGTATTTGGTGCCCGATCCTGACTTACGCCAACTTCTCTTGAATAGGCCAGACCTCACTGGCGATCTGTCCCTCACGTCATCTAGAACGGCGTCAGTGATGCCCTCGGCCGCGGCCTCGATTATGACCTTGACCTTACGCTTCATGCTGTCGCCGTTAAAGATAACTCTCGTCATTATAGGTTGGTTACTGTCAACGCTCCTGTAATTTGCCCGGATACTTCCGCGGTCACCGCTCCATCATTTGCGGCAGAAATTTCAAAAGATGTTACTATCATCTCGCCTGAAAGTTTCTGACCTGTTGTCTCACCTGATGGATACAGTTCGATTGTGGCCGCCGCTGATCCCGGTGCTGTCTGTAATGCCGCCTGTGCCGCATCACCGTCAACGAAATATAAACTCATTGATGCTGTAGCGTTGGTTAGGCCTGGTACGTATGTTCTAGCGGTACTCCCCATAGATGACGTCTCTATCACGTCCCCCGTGTTGGTGAGAGTAAAGCTAATCACACTGGCTATAGTTGTAGCGGAGCCGCCGACGTCGAACTTGGCCACTCCTGATGTGCCTGCGTATGCAGTTGTATTGTTTGCCATTAGTTGTCCTCCTCGTTAAAAGGTTTTATGACCTCCGCCTCTGCCTTGGTTAT